TGGTTAAATGGTTCAAAGGAATCATAACCTACTTGTACTTCTCCTAGAGTTATAGTTCTAGCTTTATAGCCTGCATCCATCCAGACGTTACGTTTTTGTCTGTCAATCGGTCCGTTACCTGTTAGCTCTCCTGACATCCATTTTTGTGCCGCCATAAATACAAGAGCAGAACCCATAGCTAATCTACCATTCTGTAATGCTTTTGCATTAGCTAGTTCTCTAGCATTAGTGATACCAAATTTAGGTCCAAGCTCTGCAAATGTTTCTGGTGAAGGTTTAGCAAATGCTATGTCATTAAATTCTTTAACAAGAAAGTTAAAACCGGGTGTATGTTTAGCTGTAAGTTTTAGTCCGTTTACACCTGTTCTAGCAAATAAAAAGAATGGTTTTGCCCAAGGATTCTGTTGGAATACAGCGTTAAGGTTAGCAGAAAATCCACTAAGATCTTGTGTAAGTGTAACTTCTTTACGTGCAAATTTTGTAGCTTCGTCTATAATATTACCATCAGCATCAAAGATATCACGATAGAAAAAGTCTTCGTAATTTCTAATTAGCTCAGGTGTTATCTCTGAATAGCTAGTTAATTTACCGGCATCAGCTACGTCAAATGCTGACATCAAAGCTTTTTCTCTCATTTTAGCTCTACCTAGTATGAAGGCAAACGCATCGTCAGTTGCCGCCATTAATTTAGTAGAGTAGCTTAAGAAGCTTTTGTCATTTAATGTACGTGCCATATTAGCCATACGGAACGCAGCTTTATCGCCTGCGGTAGCTCGACCGCTGTCTTCAGCCCATCTACGTAATATCTCCCAGTTTGTATCGCCTGCTGTATATTCAGCAAAACGAGTCCTAATTGTAGATATATCTCCTGACCAGTATGAGTTTAGTCTCGATCTAAACAACTCAAATGATTCTGGTATAGCTTCCATCATAGCGTTCATAGATGCTAACCCTGCACGTATTTGACGTGTATTTTTAGTAAAAGGTAATTGTAAAGTAGCACCTATAGTCATAGCTAGTGGACGTAAAAACGTATGTGTAGCTGTACCTATAATAGCTCTAGCCGGTGTTTTAGGACCAGATAGAATACTATGAGTCATCACACCTTGTAATTCTCTTACAAGTGCTCCAACCTGTTGTTTACCTTCAATCTCTCCACCTTTTATCATCTTACGAGCCCATTGGTCAAAGTCATCTAAACTGTTTACAGTCTTCATAGATGAAAAAGCTTCAAACAATGCCATAAGCAAATCACCATTATTAGGGTCATCGCCTGCTAAATTCAGTATAGCTTGTATAGATTCACGAGTATCTACCATTTCTTGAGATAATGTTTTCTCTAAGAATTGACGTTTACCCGCACCTAATGCCCTAAAATCATCAGATTTAATAATTCTAGCACGTTTAGCTTCGGTCAATGCCATAAACATTGAGTCACGTATAGACTCTAATGGTCCATCTATGTCTGTTAAATTTACAAAATCTTTTAATTCACGTCCGGCAATACCTAAGTCACGTACTTGTTGTAGTAATGTACCAACAACCATGTCTGCTACAACTACATATTTACTTGTAATTGTAGAAACCTTATTTACTACGTTACCGTCAATATCTGTAAATTCATAGACATCAGCTGCTCTTAATAATTCTTCTAAATACTCGTCTGGTGACATTTCTGCTGCATTTCTACCTTGTGTAATACGTTGGTGTGCTGCAATAGCGTCTCCAAATTTTTCGGCTAAAGTTGTGCCTTGTTCTTTAGTCTCTTCTATAATAGCTTTGTACTTATTATTACTGTATAATTTACGTAGTACAGCATCGACTGCATCTTCTGACATACCAGAATAATTAGCACCACGCTCTCTTTGTACAGGTGTAATAACATTTCCGGCTGCACCTTCTTCAGCTCCCCACTCGTTATTAACTCTTTTATTTCTTTCCCATACAATATATGGGTCATCTTGAGATAATGTAGCACCCTGATGTGTACCCGCCATGGGTTTGTTTTTAGCTGCACGAAAGCCTGCTTCACCGTCTCGTAACTCTTGTATTCCTTTTGCTAGAGTTTCAGCATTTACAGTTTTAGCTCTCTGACGTACAAACTCTTTAGTTGACTTAGCACCTTTTGTAAGTGCCATCGCAGCACCATCAAATATAAGACCTATGCCCATACCTTCTACGATGTTTTTTAATTTCATCATAACAGGATGGTCGTGCTCTTTTGTAGATAAAGGTGTATCTATCCAACCATAGTGATCTCTCATTGTACCTAACGCATTTTCTGCATCAGATTCTTTAGATACTAAGTCAGATATCGCACCTATACCGGCTGCACGAACAAGGCTGTTAGCTCCTAATAATGCTTGAGCACCTTTACTTATACCAAGTCCTATACCGGCTGCACCTATACCTTTAGCGGCTAGTACTGTACCGGCTGCCATTGTACCAAAGTGTACTGTACCTCTAGCCAGTTTACCCCACCATGTTTTAGTAATGATAGGGTTACTGTATGACCCAAACGGGTCCCACTGTGGTTTATAGTAACCATTCTCTTGCCTTTCTCTTTGCATTTCGCCAGAGAGAGCATCAGTAGTTCTTTCCGCAAACGTAGCTACGGATGATAAAGAGTCTTGAACACCACCAGTTAAAGCAGATTGTAGTTCTTTGACAACACCTTTAAATCCCCAGTTTTCTGATTCACGTGGGTCATCAATTTCAGCTTGATCTTGTTTTACTTCCTGAGCTTCTTCGTAGTTCTGTTCCGCAACACTTTCTTGCAGATCGTCATTGGACATTACCGCTTCGTGAGCCTGATCGAAAAAATCCGGTTCACGTTCTAGCTTATCTTCTTCTTCCATATTGTTATTGAGGGTTTAAAATGTAGATGTCAAACAAGCCCATTGGTAGCGAGTTAGGTGACAAAAATGGTTCAGTACTAAACTCTTCGTTCCATATAGCTGATTCATCAAAATCAACTTGAACTGGCTCTATAGATAGCTGACTGTCAGAGTCGCCTGTAAATGCACCGATACTTGTTAACTGATTGTCAGAATATAATACATTTTTAGAATGAGCATCTAAAAGTAAGTTCTGATTTTTTGCATTAAATGGTGCATCTGGTGGAAGTCCACTTCGTTTAAGGGCTGCTTCAAAGGTATCCTTGTTCCAGTCATATCGACCTACTTTAATTTTAGGACCGTATTGAATACCTGATCTAGATTTATTTTTTGAAGTACTAAATAATCCTCCTATGTCCGACATGCTCATTTCTTGTATAGGAGTCGTTTCTGATAAGTCGTAGCTTCTACCGGTTGTATCAACAAATGAATCATATGTTGCATTTTTTCTAGACATCGAGTCGTAGAAAGGGTTATTTGTAATAGAGTCCGTGTCATAAAGACTAACCCCATGTTTATTTTGTGTTACTATTTGTATAGCATTAGAAGTAGTAGGGAAAGTATTTAGTCGTTTTTTATCTCTGTCACTTAATGACTCGTCAAATGTATCAAATCTAGTAAAATACAAATCATTAGGGTCAGCATCTTTAGGGTCTATACCCAAAGCTTCCATTCTTCTTTTTATAAGTTTTAATGGATGTATACCAGTTTTTCTAGATAAGTTAATGTAATACTCAGGTATAACACCAGTTTCATTCTTTAGTGCTCGAATAGCCATAGGCATAGCATCCATTTCGCCAAGCAAAAATCCCTGACTATCAAGAGTACCATCCATATCCTTATTTAACAAGTCTATAGTTCTATCGTACAACATAGCAGATTTAATATCCTTATCTTTGATACCCATATTTGGAGCTCTATAAGGACTAACCATCTTTTTCTCGCCAGTTTTTTCATCTATAACTTCTACATAGTTATTTTTGTCATCATGTTTAGCTTTTATTTTGTCTATAGCATAGTCATGAGCTTTCTGAGCAGTTCCACCAACAGCAAAACCTTCTGCATATAAGATTTCATAGTCTTGCTCCATGTTACTAATAATAGTTAACACTACATCAGTAGCCTTATCAGGGTCTAAAACTGTACCGTCAGCGGTGATGTTAGCAAGAGCGTTAAATCTTTTATTTGCCTTTTTACGAAAGTCCTCAGTAGGTTCAAATCCTTTCAGTATAGATTCTACTCTTTTTCTAGTTGCTTCTCTTATTTTCTCATTTTTTATAGCGGCTAGTCGACCTTCTAAGTCACCTCCATCTATCTTACCATCTCTTTGAACGTCTAAGATTAACCATCTTGCTTCCTCGTCGTCATCATAATCGCCGGGAATATAGTAATTTCTTAGATCATCAAGCAGTGGACTGGTAACTGGTATCTGAAGATCTTTCGCCAACTTAGCTAAATCTTTATCTTTCTGTTGTTGAGTAACAACCTGACCATTTTTGTTCTGTTCTTTATAACCACCAATAATTGTCAATATACCAGAATTAGCTTTATTCTTTTTATCCTGTTCATAATTATCATTCTCTTTTTTCTGAGATCGCATAATCAGATCTCCAAGCTTTTTATCTAGCAACTTAGAACCAGTTGTATTTAGATCTAAAAGATTAGTTTGCTTACCCTTTGTACCGGCTTGCGGAAAGTATAAATCTCTTATCATCTGTAACTCAGCAGTTCCAATATAACCTTCATTAAAAGCTTTTTCAAGTCTATCTCCTAACTTAGCAAAAGCATAGTTCATATCCTTTTTACCACCCGGAGCTGTCCTTGCAAACTTATTTAGTAGTCCAGAATTTGGGTCATCCTCTGTACCAAAAAAATATGCTGATGCGTCTTGTGGATTATTAACAAGAATATCAGCTAGGTTTAAAACATCTAATACTTCTGATAATTTTAGCTCTTCTTCTAACTTACGGTTTAAAGATTTATTGGTTATACCATCTATATTTTTACGTAAGTCTGCAAGCATTTTAGTTTTATGCCTACCCTTTAGATGGTCTAAAGCACCTGATTGCATCAGTGCACTTCTTGCCCAGAAGTTTAATGCTTCCTGTGCTAAAGCAGGGTCTTCATCAAATAGTTGATTATAAGTCCTACCATTAGCACCCGGAACCATAGCGTTGCTAAGTGGAGTATTAAGATTTTTAGCTACAAATGTACTACTCCAGTTTACAGCCTTTTTTGCAGAAGCAGCTGAGTTTTCATCGTAAGTAGGTATGTTAGATACTTTAACTGTATCAACTGCCTCTTCAACAGCGTCATTATTTTCTGGATGCTCGTTTGCATTTTCAACAGCTACAGTTGTTTCACTTGCTGCTTCAACTTTAAGAGCGTTACTTTCTTTATTTAACTGTTTCTCAGCTACAACTTTTTGTTCAGCTTCTTTGTTTTCTTTTTCAGTTTTGGGAGGCTTAATGTCTTCGGGTTTTGCTCCTTCTATAACATTACCATCTTTATCATAAACCCTGCCATCTGCTCCTACATATCTACCATCAGTTTGATCTTTTTCTAACTGTTTAGTATCATTCCACTGGTCAAGTTTTTTCTTAAACTCAGCAGCCTGTCCTATCAGCTTACCAAACTTTTGGTAGTTACGAGATCTCATTTCAGCATCTGCGATCGCATTAGCTTTCGCTCTTTCATATGATGCTGCATAAATTTTATCAGTTTCGGCAAGAGCTTGGTTGGCAACTTTAGACCCATCATAACTAACCTCTGCAAAGTTAGTATCAGACGTGTCGAAGTTAAAGTTTTCCATTTCTGCCATTATGCTACCTCCCTAAACTCGACATCTAATTGGCTGTAATCAACCACATAGGTATCGTCGTTTAGTTTAGCTACAGCTTCTGGTTTTTTACGTTGTATTTCTTGAGCCATAACTCCTATATATTCTTGAGTAGAATTGTTGTATCTAAATTTGTAGATATTATAACCCTCAATAGATTTACCTATTTTTCGGATGTGATCTTTAATTCTAACGTCACTTCCTATAAAAGGTGAAATAACGCTCATACCAAAGCTTACAGTATTCATAAACTGACCGGCTCTGTCTTTTGGTGGTAACATAGTTGGAGGTCCAAACTGTGGGTCAAATCCTAAATTGTTACGATTAGTTTGTAATTGTTGTTCAATTCCTCGTTGGATTTTTACGCCTGCTTTTGCTTCTCCTACTGTAGCTAATTGATGTTGTTTTCTGTCAACTTCAGCTAGCTTTGCAAATAATTGTGATCTTTGTTTTCTGCCAAAACTTCTAGATCTACCGCCTTCATTTACGGCAGCTTGACTAAAATATTTTCTGGCAGCATTTTCTTTGTCGAGCATACCTTTACCTTGCTCACTGAGAGCAAAGGCATCAAAATCTGATCGAGCACGTGAAGCTCCTAAACCAAGAATGTTGTTTATATTATTCTTGAAATCGGCTTCTTTATTCCATTGTTTAATACCATCAGAGTAGTATTTAGTTATCCGCTTTTTGTTTTCTTGTCTAGCGGCTTCTCGCCTTCCGGCGTTAGGGTCTGGTGCACACACGGCAAAATTCTATAAATGGTAAATTATTTGGTCCATGATTAAACTTACGTAAAAACTTGAAACCTATAAATTTGAGTAGTTTTAAATGTGCTGTATTTCTACAGTCTACGATGTTCCACAATAGAGGCTCAGTACGGCTATCGACCCACCGCTTGGCTTCTCTTGCAAATGTAATTGGATAACGATGGATTGCGGGAGTGCATAGCATCCAGATTTCTCCACCGTCCCCGACTCCTGCTAGTCCGGCAGTCTTGCCGTCTGGTACTGTGAAATACACAGCAGAGCCTTCCTCAGCCACTCTAGGGAGGATTAGGAATGGGTCTAACCCATGACCCTCGACGACCTCTCTGAGGTCATCTGGGCGTAGGTTATAGGCCACCTCTAGGGCAGCCTCTTTTGTAATTGGTTTTACGTATTGATCTAATTTAGACACGTTTATAATATCGAGGTGAATAGTCTCCTTCCCAACTCACAGCTCTTAGTGTGGATGGTGCAGGGTGTTGAGATTTAAGTGTAATATCTACGTTAGTATTACGTTCATATACTGGTATAGTTTTAATAAACTCGTCTATGTATGGTGCATCAGATACATCGTACTCGTCTAACTCTGTAGATTCGTATATTTCTGTATAATCATTTTTACCAACACGTGATAGAGTTGTTTCATAAAGACCTATCTTACCAAAGTGTAGTTTCATTCTGTGAACTACAAGTGATGAATTAACATCAGCTTTAGAGGATTGACCTTGAGTTGTAGTTAAGTAAAATGTAGGGAATAATACTTTGTATTCATATAAATAACCTACAAAGATTGACGCTCCTGACCAGTCTCCCGGTACTGTAAATGATGTACCAGATATCGTAGCCTTTGCATATCTACCTACTCGGGTTGATGCTGTATTAGTGTCTATAACTACTAAATCATAGCTAGGTGTTGTAACTGAAGTTAACCAGTTCTGCCCACTAAATGTAGTTAAATTAGTAGGATGGTCAAATGTACCACCAGATATTTCGACATGATTATCTATATGTAATAAATAATCTACGTTATCTTGTATGATTGCAGGGTCTGATTCTGTTTGTACTAACCTGACTTCCTGTAAGAAGTTATCTGTATCTAAGAAATAGTATTCGTCATTAATAACAAAATGATACTTTAGTGGATTGTTAAACTTCCATCTAAACCATGCTGATTGCTGACGTTTATCTCCTACGTTAAGATATCTAAAGCCTTGTACTTCATCAGAATCTGTTTTACCTAATAATACTAGGTTATTCTCTCTTGAGTTAGTAAATAAGTCTACACCTTTTGGTATTAGTGTAGGAACTACCTGACTCTGGTTTACTACGTTAGGTTCTCCCTCTCTAGCAATATTAGCCATTTCCATAAATCGACTAAATTTACCAGAATTGTCTACATATGCTACAGTAGTACCTAGGGATATAGGTCTTATATCTTTATTATAGTTAAATGTAGATATACTACGTAACTTAGCAGTATCAGGGTTAAGTACTGTATCGTCAGATGATAGTAAAAACTGTTGGTTTGAGCTAAATACTACAAGACCTGAGTTAATATCTATACCATCAAACAGCTCAGACGGGAAATTAGACGAGCAAGATATGTCAATAGGGTCATTTGGGCTAACAGTTAAGGCTGTTTCACCAAAGAAATCTGGCTCTCCTAGTGTACCCGGGCGGCATAATACCACGTTTTCGCCTGCTAAGAAGGCTAATCTGTTACGGAAAAACAGAACTTTGTTTATACGTTTGCCCTCAAACGACGGAAATGGGTTTGTACTGTCATCACCTATCTCTCTGTTAGCATATGTAAACTGTTTGATAGTAAATGTAGCTATTTCGGTAGATGTACCTTGATTAGCTAAAGCAGTTCTTTGTATAACTAGAGGCATATTAGTTAGACTCAAGTCTATACCCGGCTTGGCACACTCTACCCATGAGCCTGTACCATCCTGACCATTCAGACCTTCAAATCGTAAGTAGTAATCGTCTTCATCAGACTGTCTGGCGTTAGATATCTTAACTATATAGCCATGTCTACATTGTTTCGGTAGTAACGTAACGTCATTTACAGACGTACCCATACTTCGCATCAAATCGTCTTCGACTATCTCTACATTAAATGAAGTAGAGCTAGACATATAGATTCCGTTACCTATAATTTTACCATTAATACCTGATGGTAAATCTCCAAGAATACCACCTAATACTGTGTCAGAACTTACTGCTGTATCTGCATCAAATGGAGTAGGAGAGGGACGGAGTAGTTTTAAGTTAGCTTTTACAACAATGGTTTCATGCTCCATAACCTCTATAATATAGGTAGCCGGAGATTCTCCTTTACCAGAGTTACCACCTGTACCACTACTAGATGACCCTGTTACGGTACGTCCTCTTGCTTGGTCCATAGTTACAGTTACCTGATCTCCAAAAGCCCAACCTTCTCCACCATGTAAAAGTATAGCTTGTCTACTATATGCACAAGCAAAGTCATCTGGAGAGTTTCCGTCAGCACCTATGTTACCTTGCTGTCCACGTATGTCAAGTTTAAAGATAAGATTATTTTTACCAGAGGTTACTGTAGCATTATTCACATCTGTAACTAATACTGTATTTGTACCAGTATAACTGCTAGCAGCTGTACATGTAAATGTCTGTATACCAATACCTCTACACTGTCCAGTACCACCACTTTCATCAAGTGTATCAGATAGTATTTGTATTTTTGTAGCTCTAGTAAATGAAGTTTCTGCATTAGTATTATATAAATTCATACCGTACTGTCTACCATTTTCAGTACGTGTGATTTCTACAAATGCAAAATGTGAGTCAGGATTATCTGGTGTTGTACCTGACTTGCCTACCAGTGTAGCAGCGTTAGTAGCGTCACGACTATTAACAAAGGTAGTGTCGTTGATAGTAAGGAACTGTATGTTTTCACTGTTGCTTGTTGCTAAATAATTTTTGATTGCCGCTTCACCACCAGTACCATATACTATAGTCTGTGCAGCTCCGGCATTGTCGCCGCTAGCTTTCCACATTCTTAGTGTACCATCTGCGGCTACCTGTCCTATGTAGGACCCTTCTTCTTCATCACGATGGTAGTGAAACCACGAACCACCTGTTGCTACGTTGGGTAAAGGGTCAGTGCCTACTCTCTTTGCACCCGGTCTTTTGTACAAGCCTTTTGTAATGTCAGGTATTGCATTTTGAACATCTTTAACTTGTCCGGGAAATTTTAATTGATCGGGCTGTTCCGATAAACCCCCAGTAAAACTAGGAATGGTTTGTGTTATGCTTGGCATTATCTTCTAAGGTTTCTCCAAGGTTGATATGTTTGGTGTATAGTATTTTCTGGGAATCCAAACATGCTGTGATTACCCTGATTACACTCGTACTCCATAAGTGCAGCACGTGCTAATGATTCTTGTCCTTGCAATAATTTAACAAGGTTAGGGTTTGCAACCAACTGTGTAGCTGCTTTTGTTGACGCTCTATATGTGATATAACGTCTAAATGGTATAGGTAAGTTTTCAAAGGTGTAAAGTTTTACG